ATATCTTATAATATCTTTCTGGTTGGTATCCATCCATGTATAAATCAAAGTAATTTCCATTTGAATCACAACTTACTTTAGTATAATCATTACTAAAGTCTACTATGTAATCACCTGTATCAACGTCCTGAATAGCATAATAGGATGATGACGGTAAAGCACTATTTAATGTATAAACAGATTGTGTTACAAATTGCCTTGCAGGATATACAGGCCTTGCATTTACTCTAAATTGATACTTAGTATCTTTATTATATTGGCCTATATTATTACCTACAGTAATAGTATTATTTTCATTAGATAATACTGTTAAAGAACCAGTAGAATAACTACTATCATCCCATCTAATTTCAAGTTGTGGAGGATAAATAGTATGTGTGTCTTTAGAAAAGAATTTTAATGAAAATGAAGATGAATCATTAAATTCAAGTGTTGGTTCCATTTTTACAAGGAAACCATTATTTGGAAGTTGTTGGTTATTGAAATTACCTACAATAGCAGTAACATCAATATCTGTATCTTTTGTGCTATTAATTTCAAATGATTGAGAACCTTCATATAAAATATACCATGTAGCACCACCAGGATTATTAGGTTTAAAAGAAGCAGTTGTATTAGCTACAAAACTAGCTGTGCGCCAGTTAGCTAAATCGGTTCTTTGAACCCATGAAACACCACTAGTATCAGGTGGGTTATACAAATAACGCCCTGTACCCATATCCCATGATTCTGAAACAGGGTATGTAAGTAATGTATAATCATCGGGTAAATTAGTAGCATTTGCTACATACAATCTTAAAAATGCTTCATAATTTCCAGGACCACCTGCGTCAGCAATTGCACTTTGAATAGTGGATGTTGGGAATTTTATAACAAATCTAGATATTTCAGCTGGATCTCCAAATGAAGCGGATGTATTTTGTATCTCCAATATCTGATCTAGTCCCGTATTAGTTGTAGGGTACGCAGAATATAGTGTTGCATCCTTTTCAGGAAATATTTTATAGACGGCCATCTATTATTTTATTTACAATAAATATAGAATTGTTAGAAAGTTACAACTCTACCTTGTATATCTAAATCAGGAAATCTTATTTCAAAAATAGATGGATCTAGTGAAGGATATAAAATGTTACTTCTTATAGCGCCTTGTACATCGTAACTATATGGAGAATAATTTCCTCCTGATTTATTTACAAATTCAATTTTAACAACAGATTGTACACCTGTAACTGAAAGTAAAGTAGACAATACATTAGATATGATAACTGGTTGGTTGATTTGCCATTTATCAATATCAAAATAATTTTGTAATGCTAATATACAATCTGTTAGTACTTGTTTATTACTTAAACCTGGTATAACTGTAATATCAAAGTTAATTCCTATGTTAATGTAGAATCCGTTTTTAATTGTAATAGCATCTGTAACCATTCTAAATGGTTCAAGATATTCTTTTAAATTAGTTTTTAATTCAGTAGTTGGAATTTCTAATTGTTTAGAATCATTGTAAGCTAAAACATACATTGATATTGCTAACGGATTATTATCAATTAAAGGATCATTACCTGTTTGAACAGATAAAGCAGATGCTTGTTCAACATAAACTTTAGCAATAGTACCAAATTCAGAAGGCATACTTAAAGCACGAGTCATATAATCGTCTTTAGTTACTGCTCTTAACTGTGCTGAAAAGGCATTAAGTGTGTTTAAACGAATTTCCTCTACTGTATCTCCACCTCTACCACCTGTTGAAGGGACAGGATTTGTAGCTACTAACGTTAATAATGAAGTAGCAGTATTAGAAGGATTTACAGCAGTTATCCCTGCTGTTGATATTATTTGTGTAATATCTCCTGCTGGTAAGTTAGCTTCAACACCTCCACCTACTGTATATTGAACATATAAGTTAATATTTGTAGGTACAGTACCATATTGTTTAGTATAAAATACAGCTGCTTGATTATAGTTGTTTACTAAATCAGATGTATCTGTAGATGGTACTAATCCTAATTGAATAGTGTCTGGGTTAGGGATAATTATATCATCAGGATCATTTACATACATGCCTGACCCAAATTGTAATTCTACAATATCATCTGTTTTAATTCTACTTACATAACGATTTGGTGTTTCAAGTAGACTAAGCATATAAGGAACCTTATCTACGTTAGCACCAGTATTAGTAGTTTTATTAATTACATTGGATTGTGCTAAATATGGTACTTCATACCATACACTACTATCACTACCTGTTACTTGTAATATTTGTAAAAAGTTGGGTTCATTGATTTCAACTGAAGTAAACTTTTGAGGAGCACCAAACGTAAATGTAGTATCTAATATCTCAGCAGAAATAGCTCGTGTTGATACTTTAAACAAGTAATTGTTAACATCATATAAACTAATTTCTACTGATCCTGTATTTGAAAAATCAACTTTATCAAGTGTTAAAAACTTAATACCTGTAGAAACAGAAGCAAGTTGAGTATTTTCTGGTATTATTAAGGCATAATTTAAATCAGGAGTATTACCTGAAATAGGTATTCTTTGATAAAAATCAATTGTAGTAACAGCGGCATATGATGATTTAGGTCTATAACCTAATGAATATGCCATGTTTAACAAATTCTGTTTTTGAACAGCTGTTAAAACAAAGTTTTCTTGAATTTGAGTATCAGTATAAAATGACAGTACATCTCCAACATATGAAGACATTTCAATAAACATCGTACCAGGGGATGCTTCAGAAAAATCTGTATACGTGTTTGGAAAGTAATTTTTAGCAAACTCAATAAGAGATGCTTTAAATTGAAGAAAATTTTTATTTAAATATGATATATTTTTCTCTGCCATTATTCAAAGTTAACTGTTACTGTATCTGTTTGTCCTGAAATTAATATTTGGTATGCTATTTTTACAACTAATGAATTGCTTCCATATTCACCTTCTTGAATAAATTCAATATTATTTATTTTAATTTCAGGTATATATGTTTGTACACTATCAACTATGCTATCTTCAATATCACCGAATGACGCTTCAGTCATTGGATTAAATAATTGTGCCTTTAAAAGAGTTCCAAATTCAGGATTGTATATACGTTCACCTTTAGAAGTCAGTACTAAATTAATTAAATTATATTTTAACTGATCTTTAGTAGAAAAAGTACTATAGAACACACCAGGAGCATTAAATGGGAGTCTAATGCCTATTGCTGTGTTTCGTTGTAGATCTCTAGGATCAACTCTAGTACTTCTTACGTATGCCATTATCCGACGTTTCTAAAATTACTTACATCACCTGGGTTTTGTCTCATTTCTGAAGCAACCTGAGCTAACATATTTTGGTAAACATTTTGTTTTTCAGCAAATGTTGTTGGTTTAGCTGGTTGCGGAGCATTGATACCCATTTGATCCATTAAACTTTGACGAAAAGCAGCTGGGTTAACATTTTTAGTTGTTAAGTTAACTGTTGGCCACTCTTCAGTAGTGCTTAGCGATTCCTGGATTTTTTGCTTTCCAAGATTAGCTAATTCTTCTTTCAAAACTTCTCTAACGGCTTCTTTAATTAGATTTTTTAATTTTGTAGTTTCCATATCAATAAATATTAAGCTTCAAGATTTCGTTCATCGATCTGAAGTTTTAAATCTTCAATTAAAACATCAGGATCTAATGTAAACGATGATTGAGATTTTAGTGTTATAAATCCGCTACGGTCTAAAGCAACGGCATATCTACGTTTATTACCAGCTACAACAAAACGTGGATCTTCTTCTTCATATATAGCAAATGTAAATCCTTTATATATAATACCATCTACTGGTCCTAATAATCCAAAATTACCTCTATTTGCTAGTAAATTAGATATTTCTTCTGGGGTTAAGTTATTGTCAATTGCTTGGTCTATAATATCACTAATTGGTAGTAATCTAGAGCGTTGGTATTGCACCTCGGCAATTAGATCGTCTAATGCTTGTCTGTTAATTCCTAACAATATAGTAATAGCATCTAATGTTAGTTTAGCATTAATCATTTTTTCAGTAACCTTAGCAGGGGCAAAAGGTGGAATTGGGATTAATAAGGCTACACTAAGTAAAAGAGATAATATAGTAGCAATAGTTTCTAATGTTTTAATAGTATTTCTAATAACAGTGATTTGACGTTCAGCTTTATTTAATTCAACTAATGCCGCATCTCTAGTAACACGAGCCTTTTGAACATCTTGTTTAGTTTGAATTGATTCGATCTGATCATTTACGCTGTCAACCAGTTCAGTTAATTGTTGAACTATTTTAGATAATTGTTGAAGTTGCCTGTTTAATAATCTAGCTATAACGTATAATGCAGCCGCTTTAGCTAATGCTTTGATAGCTGCTTTATTCTTTTTTATAAGTGCTCTAATATTATTACGTTTAATTTTTATACCTCTTATTTTTATCTTTTTAGTACTTGTTTTCTTTTCAACCTCAGCTTTTTTCTTCAATGAAATACCTCCAATAACAATTCCTAATTGGTTTCTTAAGACATTAATTCTATCTTTAAAGCCATTTATTACTCTTTCAGCTTGTTGAACTTCTTTTTCTGCTCTTCTTCTTATTTTTTCAGCTACATTTAATTTTTTAGTAGCTTCATTTAGTTGTTTTCTTTGGATTTCCTGGATATTAGCTCCTGGTTGGTTAATTTGTGCACTATACTCTTTAGGATCAGGAGCAAAAGATGCAGCTACTTTTAAAGCAGTAAGAGCATCTACTTTAGTATTGCCTATAGAAGCAGCAAATGCTTTAGCTTGTACAGTCGCAGCTTTTGCTTGTTCGTATAAAGCTAGAGATCTATCATACTGTTTTTTCCCATCATCATATGCTTTTTGGGCTTCCTCCAGTGCTTTTTTACTAGCTTCTATTCTTTCTTGCGTTGTAGGCATTATAAAGTATATGTTGTTTTAGATAGTAAATAATTAGCGTTTTCTACCTTTTTCATATTATTACTAAGATACGATTGTAATTTTTCAGCAGCTAAAGCAACATCCGTAATAGTAATACCTTCAGGAGTAGCCTTAGCATCAATTATATCAGTACTAAAATCACTTAATGCTTGAAACCATCCACTTAAAAATTCTCTTAAGTTATTTCCAAGTACAAGTGGTTGTGTTGTTTGAGCATTGTTATATGGCCCTAAAAATATATTGTTGTCTTGTAATGTAATTCCTACTTTATTACTTTGCATATAAACAGGACCTTGAGAATATAATTCTACTCCTGTTTTACCAAATACTAATACTTCGTCTTCTTTAGATGAAATAATAGTTCTATCAGCATTTAATATAGCTTGGGAGTCTATATAATCTCTAATACCAATAGGACTAGTTATATTACTTAAACGTACATTACCAATATTTAAAGGAATAACTTGCTGTGATGTAAGATAAAGTGAAGAACCATCTTTGTTGATATCCTCAACATACAAATCAGAACCATTGGGTTTAAACCCATGCTGGTTTGAAAGTATCATAATTGGATTATTATCAATCTCGCTAGGATTAGTAGACCAAGGGGTTAAATCTGTCGCTCCGTCTTTACTAGTACTTCCAAAACGAAGTGAATTACTAAATCTACCCTCTAACACATAGTCACCCTCAAATACTCTTACACCTCTAAAATCAGCGTTTTCATTAAATGATTGATATAATAAATTTTTATCTTGCTCTACAAATAAACCATTAAATTGAGGACTATTCCAAGCATTAATAACAGTGGTATAATAAGTTTCCTCTGTTTTATTTGTAATTGGAGAAGGAGCCGAAGGTAAATTTTGTAATAATACTATTTCACCGGGTAATGGAAAATATTTTTGATTTGGAAATAAAGGTAAAGCAGTAGGTAAAGTAGCTAAAAATGAATCAGTAATATCCTCTAAAGGTGTTTCCTGAATTTCATCATATATTTGGTATAATACAGTTCCTATGCCAGCCCAACCACCATTAGCTAGCCATACTTCTTCAGGTACACTTTTATCATTTAAAATAGTAGCATATACTTTCCCTACTTTATATTGAAAGGGAGGTAAGAAATTGTTGTTACCTATAGCGGTAGTAATGTTGGCTAATCCTTCTCTTACCCTAGTACTCATATTAATTATTTACAGGTCCACTAATGTTACCACCTACTTCTTTTACAGCAGAAAACAGTTGTTCCTTTTCAGCTTCACTTAAAATAAAATTCGCAGCATCATCTGTATTACTAGATAATGCACGTTGAACAATACCTGCTAATTTAACAAGTTGTTCATCATTTTTAACGCTTATATTAAGGTGTTCAGCAATCAACGGAACGATCATAAGAGCAGATTGAGCATCAGTAACCAATGGTTTTAATGTCTCAATTAAGTCCTTGATTTGTTTTTCTTTTTCTTTAGAGTTACTATAGATATCTTTTAACAAATCAGAAAACTTTTTACTGCCCCACATTACTTGATCAAAATTCATTACTTAATTTTTGATTATAAATATAGAGGCAATAAGAAGTTATATATTTATGTAGCCTTCTTGATAATATTTATTATACAAATCGACGTAAACCAACTTCAATTTCTTGATTATTTTAGTGATTTGTGGGGTGTCAACATCTACCATTTCACGAATGTAAATGTAAAGTGCCTTTTTATTAAATATATCTAACGATTCACACTTACGGAATAGTTCCATAATTGCATCTGCTGTTTTAGCATCATTTTCTTTAGGAAATATTTTACTAAGATTCTTATCTACATATTTAATAAACAACGCCATGAACTCACTAATACTATAGTCCTGGCTATAATATTCATTTAGTGTTTCTTCTTTAATTTTTTTATCATCATCTACTTCTTCCAAACCACCTTTATCTTGTAACTTTTGGTAGTTTTTCTTGTTTTTAAGAATAAGATAACGTTTTGCAATTGTACCAAAATATG